GGCGCCGAGCCGGATCGCTGGCAGCGCGAGGTACTGGTCGAGCTCGGGCACGGCCGCACGCGAATTTCGATTCGGTCGGGACATGGCGTTGGAAAATCGACGCTGCTGGCCTGGAGCATGATCTGGTTTTTGCTGACACGATTCCCGGTCAAGGTGGTGGTCACCGCGCCGACCTCGCCGCAGCTGTTCGACGCGCTGTGGCCGGAAATGCGCTCGTGGCTGGCGAAACTGCCGGCCGCCTGGCAGGCGCTGCTCGACGTGCAGTCCGACCGGGTGATGCTGCGCGCGCGCCCCGACGACGCGTTCATCTCGGCGCGCACCTCGCGCGCTGAACAACCCGATTCGCTGCAAGGCGTCCACTCGCGCAACGTCCTGCTGGTGGTCGACGAGGCGTCGGGGGTGCCGGAGCAGGTGTTCGTCGCGGCCCAGGGCTCGATGTCGACGGCGGGCGCGATCACCATCCTGGCGGGCAATCCGGTGCGGCTCACCGGCATGTTCTGGCGCACCCACACGCTCGAGGCCGACCGGTGGTACACCCGCCGGGTGTCCTGCCTCGACAGCCCGCGCGCATCGAAAGAGTTCGCCGAGGAAATCGCCAATCGCTACGGCGCCGACAGCAACCACTACCGGATCCGCGTGCTCGGCGAATTTCCGGTGAGCGAAGGCGATAGCCTGGTGTCCGCCCAGCTGGTCGAGGAGGCGATGGCACGCATCCCGACGATCGATGCGTCGCAGCCGGCGATCTGGGGGGTCGACGTGGCCAGGTTCGGCACCGATCAGTCGGTGTTACTCAAACGCCAGGGCAATGTGGTGACCGAGCCGCCGCGCCGCTGGTCGCGCTTCGATCTGATGCAATTAACCGGGGCGATTGTCGCGGAATACAAGGCGACGACCCAAAATCCGCCGGCGGCGATCGTGGTCGACGCGATCGGCCTCGGTGCCGGCGTCGCCGACCGGCTGCGCGAGCTGAAATTGCCGGCGATCGACGTCAATGTCGCGGAATCACCCTCCAACGAAGGGCGATTCGTGCGACTGCGCGACGAGCTTTGGCAATCGGTCGCCGACTGGCTCGCCACGCGCACGGTATCGCTGCCGTACGACGACGTTTTGCGCAATGACCTCTGCGCGCCGCGCTACGGGTTCTCGAGCGAGGGCAAATTGAAGGTCGAGTCGAAAGACCAACTCAGGAGCCGCGGAATATCCTCGCCGGATGCCGCGGACGCGCTATGCCTCACATTTTCTCCCGCCGCGTATCTCGCCGCCGCGTATTTGTCCGGACGCCTCTCCCAACCGATACGCCGGAACATCCGAGGCGTGCTGTGAGCGACAAGCGCACCCCGGAAAAGGCGCTGGCCGAGTTGCGGGCCATCTACGCCTCGGTGACGCGCGCCACCGGACGGCCGCCGGCCGGGCCGTTCCGCTCGGCGTCGGTGCCGGGCTGGAGCTACTACCCCGAGACGGGCGTCGTGGTCGGCGATGCGCCGGAGGACGTCGGCGATGCGCCGGAGGACGCGCGATGATCATTCTGCTGCTCGTGCTGGTGGTGATCCTGCTGGCGTTCGGAGGCGCCGGCTGGGGCTATCGCACGTCGCACCCGTATCCCTACTACGGCGGCGGCGCGCTGCTGCTGGTGGTCGTGCTGATCCTGCTGGTGGTGTTCTACCGCCCGGGGGTCTGGTGAGATGAGCGGCACCCAGCCAATCCCCGTCAGCACGATCGGCCACGCGCCGGACGCCGATCTGCAGCACCCGCTCGGCGCCGGCGAGACGGCGGCGCGCGAAACCGTGCTGATCGCCGAGCGCCCGGCGATGGACGAGGACGAGCTCACCGCGGCGTGGTGCGCGCTGTGGCGCGAAGCCACGGAATATTCCGACCGCCTCGATGCGGCGCGGGTGCGCGCGCTCGGGCTCTACAACGGCGACGCGATGGGCGACGAGGAGCCGGGCCGCTCGCAAATCGTCATGACCGAGGTGCGCGACACGGTGCAGGCGGTGATGCCGACGGTGATGCGGGTGTTCTGCGGCGCCGAGCGCCCGGTGGAGTTCTGCCCGCAGGCCGACGGCGACGAGGAGGAGGCCGAGCAGGCCACCGCCTACGTGCAGCACGTGTGCTTCAACGAGTGCGACGGGTTCCGCGCGGTACACGACAGCGCGCTCGACGCGATGCAGCTGCGCGCCGGCTGGGTGCGCTGGTACTGGGACACCGCGGTCGATGTCGCGACCGAGAAATACGCCGGCCTGCTCGAGCAGCAGACCGCCGCACTGATCACCCAGCCCGGCGTGCGGGCGCTCAAGGTGGTGCGCCGGCCGGCCACCGAGGACGAGATGATGGGCCTGCAGAGCTCGCCCGAGGGCCAGCTGGTGCAGCTGCGCCCCGGCGCGCCGCTGCTGCTCTACGACATCACCATGACGCGCCGCGTGCCGCGCAACCGCCCGGTGATCGAGGCGGTGCCGACCGAATTGGTGCGCATCGATCCCGACGCCTCGGGTCCGCACGATGCGCGCGGCACCTTCATCGTCAGGGTGATCCCGGTGTCCGATCTGGTGGCGCGCGGCTTCGATGAGGACGCGCTGGCCGACTACGCGTCCGCCGGTAATCCGCGCGAGGCCAATATGGTCACCAACAAGCGCGACGTGCTGGCCGCCGGCGTCGGGCGGTCGCTGTCGGGCGACACGTCGATGCATCTGGTCACCTACACCGAGGGCTGGGTGCGGATCGATTTCGACGGCGACGGGATCGCCGAATTGCGCCACATCGAGGCGGTCGGCGATAGCGCCCAGAAAATCATCAGCAACGAGGGCGCGTCGCATGTGCAGCTGGCGCGCATCACGCCGTTTCTGGTCGCGCACAAGGCGATCGGCGAATCCTACGCCGACCGGGTCGGCGATCTGCAGGACATTTCATCGCGGGTGATGCGCAATATCCTCGACAGCATGGCGGAGTCGATCCACCCGCGCACGGTGATCGTCGACGGCCAGGTGCCGGTCGACGACGTGCTCAATACCGAGATGGGCGCGGTGATCCGCGAACGCGTGGCGGGTGCGGTGCGCGAACTGACCAAGCCGTTCATCGGCCCGCAGGCGGCGCCGATCATCCAGCTGCTGACCGCGGTAAAGGAGCAGCGCACCGGCATCACCCAGGGCAGCCAGGGATTGAATGCCGATGCGCTGCAGTCGACCACGGCGATCGGCATCTCGGCGCAGATATCCGCCTCGCAGGACCGGCTCGAGCTGGTGATGCGGTGCATCGCCGAGGGCTGGAAGCACGTCTACGCCGGCGTGCTCGACATGATGTGCGAGCATCAGGACCGCGCGCGTACGGTGCGGCTGCGCGGCAAATGGGTGCCGGTCGACCCGCGCGCGTGGATGTCGCGGTTCCAAGTTGTGGTGGACCCCGCAGTGGGTCGCGGCACGCTCGCCGAGCGGCTGCAGATCCTGTCGGCGATCGCCGGCAAGCAGGAGACGCTGTTGCAGACGCTCGGGCCGACCAATCCGCTGGTGTCGCTCGGGCAATATTCCAACACGCTGGCGGATATGCTGGCGGCCGCCGGGATCCGCAATCAGGGGCGGTACTTCGCCGATTTGCCGAGCAATTTCGCGCTGCCGCCGCCGCCGCCGAAGCCGTCGCCCGACGAATTGCTAGCGCAGGTCGAGGTGATGAAAGCCAACGCCGGTGCGGCCAGCGATGCGGCGGCGACCCGGCAAAAGACCCAGCAGATGCTGATCGATGACGACCGCGCGCGCGACCAGGCGAAGGTGACCGCAATGCTGCAATTTGCCGATCTGATGGGGAAATACCCGCACCTCTCGCTGGACCCGTCGGTTATCGTGACATTGCTCGACCGCGAGCCCGAGGTCACCGCGGCGCTGTATCAGGCGGCGGCGCCGCAGCCTGGGGCGGCGCCGGGCACGCCCCCGGGGGCACCGGGTGCGCCACCCGGCGAGCCGCCAGGGGCCGCCATCCCGATGCCGCCGCAAGGTGCCGCCGGGCCGCCGCGGCCGGGGGCCTCGCTCGGCGACAGCCGGATGTTCTTGCCGCCCCAGCTGATCCAGGCGCTGGCGACCTATCAGCGGGCGGCCGCCGGCGGTCCGCAATTCCCTGCGCCGGTCGCGCCGCGGGCTGCGCCATGAGCGGCGTCGAGGGGTTCGACCGCCACCGCGCCGCGGAGATGCTGGCCAGCAATCCGCTGTTCGCGCTGCTGCTGCAGGAAATGAAGGACGACGCGGTGGCGACGTGGAAGCGCTGCGAAGGCGTCGGCCAGCGAGAGGAGATGTGGATGCGGTATCGCTGCATCGAGGAGATCGAGCGCCGCGTCGAGTCGGTGATCGCCGAGGCGAAATTGCAGGCCGACCGCTATCGCCGCGCCGAACGGCGTGAGGCGGTGGCGCGATGAGCGACGATCCCAAGGCGCCGCGCAATCCCGGCGGCATCCGGCCGGACCCTGACGGGCCGCCGGCGCGGCGGGCGTTCAGTGTCGACGATGCGCTGGCCGCGCTGCAGGCGAAGCGCCAGCAGGCCACCGAGGCGCGCGGCAATGGGCGCGGTGGCCCGCTCGGGCGCGCCGCCGAGCCGGAGGCGGAGTCGGAGCCGGAGCCGCGCCAAGGAAACGGCAATGGCAACGGCAGCCTGGCGCATCGCGAATACCAGGACGGCATTCCGCCGCCGGCGGATCTCGCCGAGATCGGCGGCGACTACGACGACGACGGCGATGGCGAGGCCGGTGCGGCCGAGGCGGCGGACGACGGCGAAGCGGCGGAGGCCGAGCCGTCGTTCAGCGTGACGATCGGCGGCGAGCAGCGTCAGGTCGGCCTCTCCGAGCTGCTCAACGGCTATATGCGCACGCAGGACTACACGCGGAAATCCTCGGAGACCTCGGCGCAGCAGCGGCAATTCGCCGACGCCTACGCGCAGCTGTCGACGATGCGCGGCCAACTCGAGCAGCGCCTGGCGCAGTTCACCACCGCGGCCTCGCGCGAGTTCGAGGCGCCGACCGACTGGGTCGAACTGGCGCGCACCAATCCGATGGAGTGGGCGGAGAAGCGCGCGCGCTACGATCAGCTGCAGGAGGCGAAGGCCGAGGAGGCGCGGCTCGGCCAGCTGCGCCAGCAGGAGGATTTCGCGCGCAAGCAGGAGATGCTGCGCGTCGGCAACGACGTGCTGATGCAGTGGATCCCCGAATGGCGCGACCCGGCGAAGCGCACCGCGCTGCAGGCCGAATTGAAGGAGTTCGCCAGGAGCGTCGGCTACTCCGATCAGGAGCTGAACAGCGAAATCCTCGATCCGCGCTACGTCGTGGTGTTCGCCGACGCGATGAAATTCCGCAAAATGAACAGCCGCCGGGTGCAGGTGCCGCCGGCGCAGGATCCGCCGCGCCGGCCGCTCGGCCGCGGCGGCCAGGCGCCGGCCACCGGGGCGACGCGCGCCCAGCAAGCGGCGGCCGCGCAATTCTCCGCGGCGCCGACGGTGAACAACGCGCTGGCGATGCTGAAAACCAAGCACAAGTTGAACTGACGTGCAGCGCACGCTGCCGGAGCCGGCGTGCGACATTGCCGCACAGTTGCGCGCGGTGCTCGATCCGCGCTCGGCGAAGGACGCAGTGTATTTGGCCCCCGGCACGCCGGAGCCCGAGAGCGCTGGCCTCGGCCTGCACCGCGTGGCGCGCGACGCCGGCGTGCTGCTCACCAGCAACCGCACCAAGGCGGAGATTTTCCGGCGTATGCCGACGCTGACTGAGCGCGCGCTGGCGCTGCTGCTCGACTACCCGGAAGCGAAAGACGATGTCCGCCGTGCCGGCGGCGAGCCGGTGGTGGTGCAGGGCGTCGCGCCGGACGGGGGCGTCGTCTACGAGGCGGCCGCCTCGCGGCGACACGTCGCGCGCACCGTGCGCGCCGCGCAGGCGGCGGTGCCCGACGGCATCGTGCGGCTCACCGATCTGCGCGGCGCGCTCGAGGCGCGCGTGGCGGCGTATTGCGACGGCAGCTGACGGCCGAGACCTCGTCGGAGTGAGGCCGGAGGGTGGCGCGCCGCGGCGACATTGGCGGCCTAGCCCACGAGCCGCGGCGTTGACCATCTTGCGTGCGATTGTTCACAGTTGCTGAACGGCGCTAGGTTTTTTGCGACTCGGCGGTAAAAGCGGCTTGACGTGACACCGCTTGCGGCGTGAAGGTCGGCCGGTATCGCGGCCATGGCAGTTCCCCGCCGCACGGTGGACCCGGACCAAGCAACGCCGCGATGGCGTGTCGCCGAACACGCGGCCGCCAGGCTCCGCTCAGAGTCCCCCGCCCGCGCGCGGACCCGGACCAACTGACCGCGGCCTGGCCTCGCCAGCACTCGGGCAGACCGCACAGCGATTCCATCAACCCGCACGCCTGGACGGCGTGCTTTGGGAGACTGTGCAAATGGCCGTTGCCTCCGCTGGCGCCGCGATCGCCAACACCTTCATGTCGACCGGCGCCTCGGCGCCGACCAATCTGCGGGAGGACCTGTCCAACGCGATCTGGATGATCGACCCGGAAGAGACCCCGCTGGTCACCGCGATCGGCCGCGGCACGCCGGCCGAGCAGATCAAAAGCGAGTGGCTGCTGCAGACGCTGCAGGCGGCGGACAGCAACGTGCAACCCGAGGGTTTCCGTTACGCCGCGCAGCCGGCGAGAACCCCGGCGCGGCTGTTCAACGAATGCCAGATCATGTTCCGCTCAGTGACCGTTTCGAACACGTTCCGCGCGTCCAACAGCGTCGGCGGCGAGGAGTGGAACCGCCAGATGTTGTTGAAGGGCAAGGAACTGCGGCGGGATCTGGAATGGTGGGTGACGCGCGGCAATGTGCGTGCGGCGACCGACCCGCGGCAGATGTCCGGGATCCAGTGCTTCATCAACCAGGGCAGCATGGGCAGCGGCACCGGCGCGATGCCGGTCGGCGACGGCTCGAATGCCCCGATCGCCGGCACCGCGCGCACCTTCACGCTGGATCTGATGGCGGCGGCGATGCAGCAGGCCTACAGCAACGGCGGCAAGCCGACCGCCGTGTTCATGTCGCCGCGGCTGAAACGGGTGTTCTCCGGCAGCGCGGTCGGTGGCGCCGGCAATACCATCGTGGCGCAGCAGGTGGTGCAGTCGACGGCGACCGAGCCGATCACCATCGCCGGCGCGGTCGACGCGTATCTCTCGGATTTCGGCCGGCTGCAGATGGTGCCCGACATTTTCATGCCGGACGGGGTCATGCTGATGATCGACCCGAACTACGCCGACATCGCGCCGCTGAGCGGCCGCGACATGCTGACCGAGCGGTTCGCCATCACCGGTGACGCGGCCGACGGCGGTGTGACATTCGAGGGCACGCTGCGCGTCGAGGCGCCGAAGGCGCACGCGATGATCGGCGATCTGTCGTAATGCTCGATACCGTCAGCCGCCACGGCGTGCGCACACAGATCAGCTGGGAAAACGGCCTGCCGGTGTTCCGCCGGGTGCAGGACGTGCGCGCGATCCTGGCGCAGAACGCGCGCCAGCGCAGCGTCTATGACCGCGCGGTGGCGCGCAAGAATCCCGCCGGTATCCGCCCGGTCGCGCGCATCCCCTGGGTGGTTATCCAGCAGCTCGAGCAGATGGGCATCATGCGCGGGCTCGAGGTGATCGACGAGAAACGCTTCCGCGGGTTTCTCAACGACCACCTGGCGCGGCATCTGCGGGTGGATGACGGGGCGCCGGTGTAATGACGCGCCTTGAGCTCGAGACAAGTATCTATGCCTACCTGCATCGCGCGAATTTCCGCACGCCGGTGGCGAATTTCGACGCGGTAAAAAGCTGGGTGGCGCTCGGCGAGCAGGACGTCAACCTCGATCTGCGCGCGCGCTGCATGATCCGGCGCGTGTCGCAGACGGTCGACGCGGCCTATTTGCCGCTGCCGTGCGACTACATCGAGGCGGAGGATCTGCGGCTGTCGACCGGCCGGCAGCTGGTCTACCGCGACCGCCAGCAGATCGGCGATATGCTGCAGGTGCAGAACGGCGCGCCGCCGGTCAGCGGCATGCCGCACCACCCGACCGTGGTGCTGCCCTACCTGCCAACCGGGCCGCTCTATTACAGCGTGGTCGGCGACCTGATGGAGCTATGGCCCTACGCGGTGCCGACCGCGCCGCTGCCCGACGGCTGGCAACCGACCACGCTGGAGATGGCGTATTTCCAGGCCCAGTCGCTCGGCCCGGCCGACACCGACACCACGCCGGTGCTGACCGCGCTGCCGGGCGCCTATCTCTGGGGGGCGCTGAAATACTCCGCGCCGTTCCTGCGCGACGATGGCCGCACTGAGACGTGGGCCAATAATTACAACGCCATCGTTGCGAAATCGAACCTCGCGAAAGAGCGCGCGGCGTCGGCCGGCTCGCGGCTGGTGCAAAGCTTCCGGCGGGT